AGTAAACCCAAGTTTGGAATGCCTACTAAGTCTGCCGAGCCTGTGGGTTATCAACCTGACATAAATTTATCACAGGCATTAAATTCCGGATTAATATTAGATTATATTCCTTCAAGTAAATTGAAAAATATTCCTGCAACTGAGCCTTACTCTACTGCACCGGTTCCTGATGTTGATAAAGCATATCTTAAAGAAGTTGTGGCCAAGGGTGGCCCTAAAGCATTGGCAAGTTTGTACGGCGTTACTGATGTTAATAAAATCTCTGCAGACATTCTGCCTAAAGATTTAATCAGTACAGCATTGAGTAGTGTATCTCCTGGAAAATTTAACCCCTTATCAAAGATTGGTTCGTTAAGTAATTTTGTAGATGTATCTGCTTTTAAGGACAAAGTTGCCGGTGCGGGTAATATGCTTTCTTCACTTTCGGGAGTAACTGCAATAAAAGATCAAAATATAATTGGGTCTGTTGCTTCTAAGTTCGGAAGTTCTAGCCTCGGCCAGAGTCCGTTAGATAAATTAGTTAACAGGATAGGAGATCCTACATCGCCGCCATATACTGGTGCTAATTCTGTTATTAGGGCAAGTTTAGGAATGCCTCCTCTTTCTGGTTAGGATAATTTAAATGGCATTTGACGAAAGACGACGATCGCCCCCACCGTCATCGGGGCCTTTTTTAGCCGAGGTTACCAACCATCTCGATCCTACTTATATGGGCAGGTTAGAGGTTGCATTAATTAAAAATTTAACCAGTAAGATTAGATATCAGGGCGAAACTTATATCGCTAGTTATTGTAGTCCGTTTGGTGGAACTACCTCTGTACGTTTTGAAGGAAATAACAGCAGTAATTTTCAGGACGTTCAAAAAAGTTATGGCATGTGGATGGTACCACCAGATATAGGTACCACGGTTATGGTAATCTTTATCGACGGTGATGCTAACCAATGCTATTGGTTTGGTTGTGTGTTTGATATGTTTCAAAATCACATGACCCCTGGCATTGCTGCCAGTCAACAGACTAAAATAACTGAAGAACAAAAAAGAAAATATGGAGTTGATAACCTTCCAGTTGCTGAGTTTCTATCGAAGACACAGACATTATCAAATCCAAATCCAAATACTATTACCAAGCCAGTGCATCCTTTTGCTGAAAGACTGTTGCAACAGGGACTGCTAAAGGATACTGTTAGAGGAATAACCACATCGGGTGCAAGAAGAGAAGTTCCTAGTGGAGTATTTGGTATATCTACTCCGGGACCATTAGATACCAGTCCTGGTGCTACACGGGGCAACATTGGTTATGAGACCACAGTCTCCGCCCCGGTTACTAGACTTGGTGGTACAACTTTTGTTATGGACGATGGAGATGTTAATGGGCAGAATGAGTTAGTAAGGATTAGGACTAGAACTGGGCATCAGATTTTAATGCATAACAGTCAGGATCTAATCTATATAGCCAACAGTAAGGGTACTGCTTGGATAGAAATGACCAGTAATGGTAAGATAGATATCTATGCCCATGATTCAGTTTCAATTCATAGCGAACACGATTTTAATTTTCGTGCAGATAGGGATATTAATTTAGAAGCCGGTAGGAATATTCATGTCAGCGCCGGTAAAAATATGGAAACCAATGTTTCCGGGTACTATTATCTCACAGTTGATAGTAATTCAAAAATTTCTGTTAGAGGCACACAAGACTATAGTGTAGAAGGTTCTGCAAAATTTACCAGTGGCGGCGACTATGAATTATTGTTAGGAAATAATTTTATGGTCAGTGCTAATGGAGGATTAGATCTCAGTGGAGAGAGTCATGTTAGCATAGGCAGTGCGGTTAATTTAAATTTAGGAGCCAATGGAAGGATCCTAGCCACAGGTACTAGGATTGATTTAAATGGTCCTATCGCTGCTGCCCCTAAACTAGCCACTCAGGCAGAAACACCGGCAGATCTGCCATTGTTTTTATTGCCCAATAGAAAGTTTTCAGCAGGGTGGAGTAACAGTAATTTTTACAAAGCCGATGACATTAAAAGTATCATGCAACGTGTTCCTACGCACGAGCCTTGGGAACAACATGAGAATATCAACCCTGCAAAGTTTGCTCCTCAAGCAACTGATATTACCATGGCTGATAGGTCTAAGTCTGGGGTAGCACCAAACCCTGCTAGTGCAGCAGGCGGAGCACCTAATCCTCAAGAAACTGCCAACCCACCTGCAGTTTCAGCAGGAACTTGTACTCCTGAATATGCTAAAGAAATTAATGCTCGTGCAGCGCAGACAGGTATTGCAGCATTGAAGAAAGCCGCAGCAGATATGGGACTAACAAGTCCTTATGCAGTTGCATCTTTGCTCGGAGTCGCCGGGGGTGAGAGTCGTTGGGAAACTGTTGAGGAAAAGTTTGGATATAGTGCAGCAAGATTGCTAGAAGTTTTTCCTAGTGTGTTTAAAGGTGATTTGGCCCTGGCACAGAAATATGCAGGAAACCCTAACAATAGTCTACCGGAATTCTTGTACGGGTATAATACCGCAAAAGGTAAAGGACTAGGAAATACAGAGCCCGGCGACGGTGGTAAATTTATAGGTAGAGGGTACATAGGGTTGACTGGTCGTTCAAACTATACTAATTTTAGTAAATGGATGTATGAAGCAGGAAAATTACCCAATCCTACGGCTTTACTCGACGATCCCAAGTTGCTTAATGATTCGAAAGTTGCAGCAGAAGTCAGTGTATTATACTTTTTAAAGTTAGTAAAAACTCCTCAAACAGATGCTGGATACTTTGAGGCTGCTTATAGAAAGGTTGGTTTCTGTACCAAAGACATTTATACTCGGAAAAAAGGTTATTATGAGTGTTTCCTTGCACAATTACAAGGCAGTGTAGTTAGCAGCGGATCAGGCGGTTTTGTAACTGACAGTAGCGGAACCCCTATTAAGACTGGTTTTTAACAGTAATAAATATCGATATGCCTTACAAAAACTTAGAGATTACCACTAACAATTATAATATTCAACATAGATCTGTACGGAATCATTTTTACAAAGGTTTTAGCACTGCTGATCCTGCTAATTACGGATCAAAGTTATTTGACTTTGATTTGATCAAACAGGATATACTTAATCATTTTAATACTCGTAAAGGGGAGCGTGTAATGAATCCAACATTTGGTACCATTATATGGGACCTTATAATGGAGCCACTTACTCCTCAAATCAAAGAGTTGTTGACACAAGATGTTACAACTATCTGTACTTTTGATCCTAGAGTCAATCCAATACAGATTAAAATCAACGAATATGATCAGGGGTATTTGATAGAAGTAACCCTTGAGATGAAAAATACAGACGAAAGATCAACACTTAAACTGGTGTTTGATCAGGCTCTTGGTCTTAGAGCCCAATAATATACCCTGTTTATTTTTGCTATAAATACCATACAGAATTTAATATTACAATGATCCCATCGACTACCAATCAATTATTAGTTAGCGAAGACTGGAAAAAAATATACCAATCCTTTCGTAATGCTGACTTCAAGAGTTATGATTTTGAAACCCTTCGTCGTACAATGATTCAGTATCTTCAGGAAAATTATCCTGAAGACTTTAATGATTTTATTGATAGTAGTGAATATATTGCATTAATTGATGTTATTGCTTATCTAGGGCAGAATTTAAGTTTTCGTATTGATCTAAATGCCAGAGAAAACTTTTTAGAAACTGCTCAGCGTCGTGATAGTATTCTTCGTTTGGCTCAATTAATCAGTTATAATCCTTCGCGTAATGTTCCTGCACACGGATTTTTAAAAGTTACTGCAATATCTACTACCGATAATGTTTTGGATTCTAATGGAACAAATCTAGCCAATACCACAATTGGTTGGAATGACCCGGCTAATCCTAATTGGTATCAGCAATTCATCAATATTATGAATTCTACCATGACAAGTAATTTTGGTAATCCTTCTGGTAAAAAGACTATTGACGGTGTCAATTCTGAAGAATACAAAATAAACAGTACCAATCAGGATGTTCCTATTTTTAATTTCATCAAGGCTATTAACGGAACCCCGATGCCTTTTGAGATTGTTTCAAGTACATTCTTAGGTAAAGACTACATTTACGAACAAGCACCTCGCCCTGCCCAGGCGTTTGGTTTAATTTATAAAAATGATAATCAAGGATCAGGCAGTGCCAACACTGGGTTTTTTGCACACTTTAGACAAGGTGCATTAAGTTTAAGCAATTTTAGCATTGATGCTCCGATCCCAAATGAAATAATTGGAGTTAATACTCCAAACATTAATAATTCCGATGTATGGTTATGGCAGTTAGATAAAAATGGAGCCTATTCGACTTTATGGACTCCAGTACCTTCGTTGTTGGGTAATAATGTAATTTACAACAGTTTAAATAAAGATCTGAGAAACATATATGCGGTTACATCGCGTAATGAAGACCAGATAGATTTAAATTTTGCCGATGGAGTTTTTGGCGATTTACCAAAAGGGGAATTTAGGTTATTTTACAGACAAAGTAATGGACTGAGTTATATCATCAAACCTGATCAGATGAGTGGAATACTAATATCGGTGGAATATGCCAATGCCGTAGGACAAATACATTCTTTGCAATTAACTCTTAGTTTGCAGTACACCGTCGGTAATAGTGCAGGCCCAGAAACAAATATCAATATACAGACCAAAGCACCGCAAACCTATTACACACAAAATAGAATGATCACCGGTGAAGATTATAATATTGCACCATTAAATGCTGGTTCTGATATATTAAAAATTAAAAGTGTCAATAGGATTTCCAGTGGTTTAAGTAGATATTTTGATATTAACGATGTTACCGGGAAATACAGCAGAACAAACATTTTTGCAAACGACGGAATACTATATAAGGAATCTGTTGAACATAATTTTGAATTTGAGTTTGCTAGTAAAGGACAGGTCTTATCTGTTGTTAAGAACTCGATAGCACCCATTATCAATTCACTTGAAACCAGATCTTTTTATTTTGATAATTATCCTAGATTAGATTTAGGTAGTTTAGGTTTGTTTTGGAAAGAAATGAATAAAACTCCGGGTCAAAGTAGAGGATATTTTTATAATGCCAATGGATCTTATGCTGTGGGATTATTGTATTCTAGCACTAATTTAAGATATATCGGCACCAGTGCCTTAGTTAAATTTATTGCTCCAATT